CAGTGCTTTCAAACTTTTTGAGGAAAGGTATAACGCCTGTGTGTTGTACTTCTCCGCCACGGATTTTGCTGTTGATGCCACGGATTTTGCCCGCATTGATGCCGATACCCGCCCTTTGTGCAACATATTTGCCGATAGCCATATCACTGCTAAAGATGCTATCGAGGGTGTCATCAATATCCACAAGAACACAGCTAGCGAATTGTCGAAGTGGAGTTCTAACTCCCGCCATGACAGGTGTGGGAATGTTGAGCTTGTGTTTGCTGATGCTGTTGTAGTATCTCTGAACATAACTGATTCTTGTTTCCTTAGGGTAGTTTGCAAATAGTGTAGCAGCAATCATAATGTACATCTGCTGTGGTGTCTCATACACTTCACCACTGCTTCTGTCTTGTACAAGATACTTGTCAAAGACTTGTCTCAATCCTGCATAGGTAAACAGGAAGTCACGATCATGATCTATTATACCATCTATTTCATTGATCTCTTCATCAGAATATTTATCAAGCACTGTGGTGTCATACAGACCTCTCTCAACGCACTCCTTGATATGGTCATGAAGGTGTGGAATTGTTTCTAACTTACCATACAGACCCTTACGGAGGGCAAAGAGCATAAGTCTAGCAGCAACGAACTGGTAGTTAGGATTGTCAAGTGTTATTAGATCACTAGCAGACTTGATTAGAATATTCTGTATCTCAGCAGTAGTGATACCATCATAGAATTGTATACCAGATTGTATCTCCACCTGTGATGCGGAGACTCCTGCTAGATTTTCACATGCACGTTCTGCCATGACGTGCATCTTTTCAAGATTCAATGGTTCAGTAGAACCGTTTCTCTTTACAACTTTTATACCGTTGCTCATACTTTTTTCCAAGTTTGTAGTTTTAGTTTGGCTTTTAATCCTGTATATGTGTTGGATTCTAGCAGAGAATTAACATCATGTCCAGCTAAAACCATGTCATTGATGTCTTTTTCTCTGATTTGTGTGGGAAATATCACCACCTTGTGGGATTTCTCGATGGATTTAGTAATCTTAGAGACGATTTCCCTGTTCCTTGGTTCGTTGTCGAAGACGTAGGTAAATTCCAAATCACCATACCCGCTAAGATCCACGTCACTACCGCACATAGCAATGGAATTATCAATGAACGTTGAGTCAAATGGTCCTTCTGTGACATAAACCTGTTTCGTTTCATCTATTGTATCAAACCCATACACTTTGGGGTGATCTTCCACTAACATCAGGGTCAAATATTTAGGTTGTACGAACCCGTCCAAAGCACGTCCTTGAAGACCAATCAATCTCTTATTTGAGTCGTACATTGGGATTACGATACGTGCATGTTCATCACGAACATTAGTAAATGTCGGTTTGATAGTATTACAGAAGTGCTTGAACCTCTCAGCGTAATAGAACTTGTCTGGATCTAGTTTACGGTTCTTTAAATAGGAAGTTGCCCTAGCATTCTCAGATGCTAAAGGCAAATCAATTTTCTTTTTGAATACAGGTTTATTGATTATCTTCTTGAAGTCTGGTTCAGGTGTGGTCGTTGCCTTGCCTGTCAGACCTTCTTTATATCGCTCCAGAACGTACTGATCATACAGTTGAGGGTCTTGATCCTTTAGAAAGTTTGTGAAGGATCTGGAGAGACCACAGTTATGACATTTGAAATTGAAATCTGTCTTGACTTGGTACAGATATCCTCTAGTTTTGTTCTTATTCTTCTTCGAGTCACCACAATAAGGACACCTGAACGTATAGAGATTGTTCTTTGTCCTTTTGAATTTACCAAGTCGAGCAGATACCAAACTTATATACTTGGCATCAATGTGAATCATTACAAAGGTTTAGTTTTCCCTTATGATAGCAGACGTCGTATTAGTGGTCAAGTTTCTTATGAAGATTTGTCCAAGAGGTGAGACCACGAAACTTATAATGGTCAACGCTCCTGCTATAGTCCACATCTTCTGCTCTATAGTACGAAGACGCTTATCTACTAGCATTATATCTCTCTCACATCCTTTCTTTATTTCTTTTGCATGACGATCTAACTTCTCATCAACCTGTTCTATCTTCTCAAACAGTACTGCATCTATCCTATCCTGTTTATCTAACTTCTCATTGTGAACAGCAAGCAACTGTCCCATCTTGACTGAGTTCTCTTGCAGGGACTCTACAATTCTCTCTAGTCTTTCTAATATAGCATTATTAGCAGCATTACTTGGGTCCACTGTTCATCCATCTACGACGTGATCCATGACCAGCAGTTGCATACTTTTTCTTCTTCTTTGGTTTCATCCCTTTGTCATACCCTGACACAGGACCTTCGTCATCTGCTTGCGAGGAGAAACCTGCCTTCCCAGTACTACCAGGATCGGTGGACATCATCTCTTCTCTTATACTTTTCCAATCCTTCATTAGATAGAATTCAGAATAACGTATGCTTCCTTGTGTGTTTGTATACTATCGAGACCAGTCTTAGGAAAATCTGGTATTCGATTCAGGAATTGTAAGAAAGTTTTGATAAGAGACCAATACTCTTTATCAATCTTGTAGAAGAATAACGGTATTGCACCTTCGCCAAATACATTAAAACAAATAATCATATGGTTGAGTATCAGGTGATGCTTTAGTTCCCCTGATACTACATATTTCTTCATCAACCTTTTGATATACTTGAATCTTTTTAAGTCCTCCTCAAAGTCTTCCATGGTGGCAGCATGAGGATTTTCATAATGTTTTATAGCAAATAGCACATAATTGTCATCATTTAGTTCATCAAATTTCATTTAGATTCATTGCCTTTTTAGGCTTCTACTGTTAAAGTTCCAGCAGCAGTACCGATAGCAGCAGAATTAGTGATAGTAGACGCTGTGTTAGTGCCTGTATCCTTGATAGTTCCACCGTTTAGTCCAACAGCATTTGCTCCAATTGATAGTACGTCGCCAGCGTTAGTGTCGTTAGCAGCAGCACCAATGGTCTTACTAAAGACTAATTCATTAGTTGTTGTACCACTAGCATATGAAGCGGTAACGTTTCTTGCTACTGTATCGTTAGTGATAGTCAACTGAGGAGTTCCAGTTACGTCAACTGCCTCATTGAATCTGACTCTAACTTGTAGTACACCACCAGCAGACTTGTCAAACGCTGTAGATATAAATTCAATCTCAGTAATGTCAGCAGCACCTAGTGATACCGCTAGTCCACTAATAGCGACTAAGAGTTCAGGATCAGCGTCAGTGTTGTTATTACCACTAAGTGCTGAACCAGCTTCTCTTACCCAACCACTAGCGTTAGCAAAGACTTCTTTCTTCTCAGCAGTTGTCAAGTTCTTTGGCTTAGATTCATCAGAATCTGATGCTCCCCAGAGTGCCATGTCGTTCTTTTCCTCGTTTTACGTTTTACTATTTATCCTTTGGCTTTGATTGCCTTAGCTACTGTTTCAAGTAGTCTATCGTCCATGTCAGTCTTTGTAAGCTTTACTGCTTTACCTAGAATGATTAGACACACTTCTATTAGTTTTTCACCCAACTCTTCGTTGTCAGGTATCTTGTCTACAGCATCAGTAATGATTTTTGTAGCAAATGGAAGTAAAAATCCTAACATAATAATCCCTAAAGTTCCTTAGTATATAGGATATTATTTACACTCCTTTCAATAATCTATCTAACAGTCCCTTACCACGTCTCTTACCCTCTGTAGGGTCATACTTAGTGTTCATCATATCCTTGTTTGCTTGACTCTGAGCATCCTTCTTACCACCGTCATTGATACCAGTGACATTACCTTCCTTTACACCCTTAGGCACACCCATTCTCTGCATAGAACTGAACATTCTAATTGCTTTTCTTCTTTGATATGCATCAGTAAGATCAAGACCTTTATCCTTTGCAAGATCTTTGTAATCATTATAAGGTGCTGGCATTTCAGTTACAAATTGTTTATAACTCTTCATGTTCCTAATCCCTTACCAGATTTCATGTTCTCCTTACTACCATACCTTGCTCTAGCATTTACATAAGACTTTGTATCACTACCATAACCCATCTCTTTAGTATCTTTCTTGAGTTGTTGCTTCTCCTTATGTCTAGCAAGATACTTACCAACACCAGTAGACTTCTGACCCTTCACCTTCTTAGGTTGGTTGCTACCACTCCTCATTATCTGACCCTTATACTTTTTCTTTACAGCATCAAGAGCAGCGTCCTTTACCTTAGGACCTGTAGGTTTCTTGGTACCACCTTTATCATAACCCTTCTCTTTCTTTAGACGAGTTGCTTCAGTCTGCATCTCTTCCTTCTTGAAGTTCTTGATTGCATTGTCAATGTTACTTGCTATAGATGGTTTTTCTGTCTTAGTTTTAGTGAAAGTATTCTTAATACCTTTTACAAGACCATCTTTTTTGATGTTCTTGATGGCATTTACTCCTGTCTTTACATTACTGATTGTATTTCTTACAGATGTACCACCAATATTAAGATCTGTTCCAGCAGTTCCAAACTTTAGTGCTACAGATGTCTCTTTGACTACTTCTTCCTTCTTCAATAGACCATCTTTGATATCTTTTGTATGAGATTTTCTAAAGTCCTTCTTACTTTCATCCTTTCCTTTAAGACTATAAACAGAAGACTTACTCAACTTACCAGACTTCTTACCACCCTTTGCTTGGTAGGATACATTTGGTGAGTATTCTTTAAGTTCATAATGATCTCTTAGATCATCAGGCACATTGTCCTCACTACCTGATATCTTAGCAGCATACTCTCTTCTCTTGAGCATTCTTCTACCTCTAGCACCAGCGTCTTGTGCTTTCTGTGGTTTCTTTTCTGTCTCCTTAGCCTTAGGTTTAGATGTCCTTCTAAAACTAAACTTTATCTCAGTTAGAGTCTCTTCACTCCAATCCTTTCTAACATACTCCTTACCACCAGGTCCAATGTCAGTTACCTTAGTCTTGATAGGTCTATTGACCTTGATCTTGACCATCTTTTTCTTCTCTACAATAGTCTCTTCCTTTTTTATTTTCGCTAGATCTTTATGTAGTTCTCTATACTGTGCTTTACTATCACCAGATCTTTTATTTGACTTATCCATCCTCTTATTTTTACCCACAGTCTTATATCCACCAGTGGTATATCTTTTTTGATAGAATCCTTCAGTCATCTCACCTTCTGGTTCGTGTGATTGATTCAATTGCTGAAGAAGTTTATTCTTCTGATCGTTTGCAGATTTTATCTTATTAAGATTAGTACCAGGTGTGTTGATAGATTTCTTCATCTGGTTTCTTGCCTTCATACCCTGAGAAAACTTCCATGCAGCAAGACCAGCAGCAGTCAATGCTGCACCTGTAGTGAATACACCTTCTTGTTGTGTTGATTCCCAATGTGATGTGTCTCCACCTGAGTTCCTTATCTTCTGTAGGTGCTGATCCTTAGTAATATTAGGCTTCATAATAGGTCTATTCCAGACCTCTTTTGCTTTGTTGACTATCTTCTTACCTATCTTCTTCAAGTCTAATTCATATATGTACTCGTCAGAAAACTTTACACGTCTGGACACAGGTGTAGTAGTACCTGATGGATTAGTAACTCCCTTTGTTACTCTTGCATTACCCTTCTTCTTTGAACCACTCTTGAAATCTCTATGAGTTTTGTTGAACTCTTTAGTAGACATGGTATGATACGCATCCTTATCTTCCTTTACACTCTTCTTTCTTCTATTGATTTCCTTCTCTATTCTTTTCTTCATGAAAGAGTTGGCAGGACTCTGATCCATACCACTAAACTTCTTATGAGCAGCAGCGAGTTTCTCATCACTCTGCCTCCTCATTTTAGCGTCTTCACTTACAGATTCCTTTTTCATTTTCTTTTCAGGTAGTCCTTTATGTTTAGTTGATGCAAACTTCTTTGCATCTTTCATCTTTATGCTGGCAGCAGTTCTGGCAACCTCAGGTGAGGTAGCTTTCGCTTCACCTTTCTGAGCCGCTCTAACCATCCCGAAGAATCTTTGTTGTTTTCGGGAGACTGCTTTTTCATTTAGCATTGAACAGCTTGAGTGCGTCAGTCTCTACTTTATCCATTAGAGATTCCTTTTCACATTTAGGAACAACCTTTCCCTTCTTCATTTGTGTCCCTGCTCTCTTATAACCTGTCCAACACTGGGTAGTCCCCACATTCTTACTTGCTTGAGACATCTTCTCTAGTAATCTATCTCTTGCCTCAGTTTTCATCTCAGGATTGATCTCGATCTTGTTCTTTACACCAGTTGTTTTGATGTCTAACTTCTCACCTTTAGTTGCTTCTTCAACTGAACTAGGTGTTCCATCTGCTTCATCTTCATGCTCAATGACATTACCATCTTCATCCTTTTGATGATGCTCAACTATTTCTAACCCTAGGTCTGCTCTCCAGTCTTCCTTCTTCAACTTCGCTCTCTTTGCCTTAGTCTTAGCAATGACTCTATCTCTTGCTTCAGATGCTGCCTTGTTAGGACCATCATATGCCATAGCACCTTTAGCAGTTCTTGGTGGTTTCTTCTCTTCCTGCTTCTGACCAATCCTTACTTTACCATCCCCTTTGTAAAGTCCATATGCTTTACCCTCAGTACGAGTGTCCTGACCATCAGGTTTGCCACCTTTCTTCTTCTGTATAGCATTATGAACTACACCAGCATGTTCTTTAGAACCACTTTCAATCTTACCATCACCATCATAATCTTTCTTTGCTTTCTTCTCTTGCAAATAAGGTGATCTTAGATCATCGTATACTTGTGTAAAGGGATTACTCATTTCTTTCCTAAGTCTTATCGTATTATTTATCAAAAATCAAGTGGCAGGAATAGTTTGTCTACTTCTTTTGCCTCTGATATCCATGCTCTAAAGATTTCTTTATTCTCATCAACACAAATTAGATGGTTAGCACCACGTCTAAAGATCTGTCCTACTCTACTGTGTGACTCAATCATAGCACCGTTTTTGAATATATCTCCTGCCAAATATTGCTCTCTTATAGTACGTTCATCTACAGGTATGACGTTCATCATAATATAATTGTAGAGTTGACCGTTTGCTTTCAATGCTAGCTCTGAGATTTCTTTTGCTCTGGACTGTCGTACAACGATATTAATTGCGTCAAATCCATTTTCATAGAGGGATTGTAAGACGTCGTAGATTGTTTCTGCGTTTGCATCGTCAACGATGGACTCGCTAATCTTAGGATATGCATTCTTTAGTTCCTCAATTTCAGTGTCTCTACTTGGAAATATGTAGAAGTATTCTCCACCTGATACTTCCTCTACTGTAGCAAGTATGTTATCGGTGACATCATCTTTGTCAAATTTATCAAACGCAATCGTAAGTGGGTTCTCTCTACTGACATTTTGTAGTGCTGCCTTTGCTTGTCCATTGGCAGAGTTTGGATTAGGTTGTGCTGTGTTTACTGACCTCGCTGCAACTTTACTTGCAAGTGAAGGTCCGTCATCACCAGAACCACGTTTAGCAACTGTTGCTGCTGCACTTGATCCAGCAGTACCCATCTCATCATCACCACTGCCTTGACCACTGAACATCTTAAGTTCACCCTTGACAGTCTTTGCCTTCAGGTTTCCTTGTCTGTCATACCAGTCTCCATGACCGTCACCAACGAGACCTAAACGCTTCGCTTCTTGCGATGCTTTAGTGGTTCTTGCTTCAGTTATGAATTGTGTGAACTGTTTCACTTCAATTTTTCGTAGATTGATTTCTTGTTGGATTCAATATAATGGAGTCCAACATATTGCATTTGCTTATATTTATCTATGGCTCCAGTTATAGCATAGAAAAAGCGTTGGAAGTCTTCAACTTCTTTAACCATGATCTGTTTTCGACGAGTCTTCTGTATCTTGTAGACCTCGATCACCTCATCAATCAATTGATTCAATTCGGACGACTGCTTCATTTAATTTAATACCCTCCTTAGTTAGTCCTCGACCTTTGGGTCGAATATCCACATAGGTCTTTGATGTGACCTCTCTTACAAGTGTAGCATCTATTCTACGTAGATACTTATCAGTCAATATAAAGTTAGCAGTCTTGTCATTATTGACGCCAAAAGCAATTCTACCTGTCAATGCTTCCCTGACTAACTCCTCCTTGAATGATTGAAATACTTTTGATCCTTCTGGCATTTTTCTTGACCCTAGTATATCTTGCAGTGTCTCATTTATACCACCCTCCTTCTTTGCTTCTCTCATAAGTCTATCCATTATAGGTTTCTCTTGTCTTTTAGGTCCGTCAAATACTTCTGATAGTTCTGTTAGCACTGAGGCAACTTTCTTTACTTGCAACCCACCAAGACCCCCACTAAAAGATACTTTTGTTAGTACGTCATTCAATACCTTTACAGAACTCTCTATACCAGCAGAAGATAATTGGAATCTACCTCCATATTTTAGAGAGCATCTATGTTTGACACCATTCTTTCTGAATATGATATCTGTTTTTGGTTCAGGTCTTTGTCCACCCATCAATATAAAAGAGTCATAGAATACGTCATTACCTCTAATAGTATTTCTACTGCCACCTATACTATCCACCATTCTATCTGCTGCATTTTGTATAGCAGCTTCTATAGGTTTACCATTGAAGAATGCCAGCATGGCTTGCTTAGTAAGACTAGGATTTTTTATCCTACTATAAGCAGATTTCATTACTGCAAATTCAAATTGTTTACCTCTGTCTATCATTAGTACATGTTTTTTCTTTCTTCTCTAGAGAACCCCTTTACATCTGGAGTATTTGCTCCAAAGGTTTTCTTTATCACTCTTATATATTCGTCGTTCAATTCAAGTCCAGTGACCTGATCTTCAAAATTGAATCCTCCTTGTACCCTACGTCTATTAGATGATGGGGTCTTTAGTTTATGATCTCTATAAAACTTATCACCATTCTGCTCGTATATAAACTGTTTCAATGGCATCTTATACTCAGGTATTTCTTGCCAACTGTTTATATAGTCCTGATTTGTGACCGCCCACCTCTGAAAGTTAGGTGTATCAAAGAAGTGAAACGCATTATTGAGTGGTGGATAAGGTGCTATATTATATTGTTCATGACATCTGACCTGACAGTACTGATACTTGATCATGAAACACCATGCCCAAGTCCATTGCTTTAGACTAACATCTTTCTTGTTCAGAACACACATCAATGACTGATGGCATATTTCTGCCACCCAATCAGGAATTACCTTATTGAAATGACCATTTCTAACTTCTTGTGGGTATAAAAATACTCTTGCTGAACCCATTATATTGTCTCCTATCTCACCTGTGACAAATATATTACCAGTGTCTTTTACATATGGAATCAGAGGAGTTCTAAGAGCAAATCTCTCGTTGACGTATCCATGATTGATAGCAGTTATGTTACTATACTTACCTGTCTCTAGATCATTCCACCCTGTTGTACACTCTTTCTTTGCTGAGACATCGTAGTGTACATTGATTGGTATATTTGTTCTAGCAAAAGCATATAGAGCAGTGGTGCTATCAATACCACCTGACCATAATAAGTTTATCTTTCTTCCATTAGAATTATCATTGATAACGTTGACAGCATCCTCACACACATTATCAAATGACATATCAGTGTGAAGGTTGGTAGGTAGTGGTGATATTATTTTGTATGGGTGTTTGGGTACAATTTTACCTCTCCTACATACACATCTAGTCCTAAAATATCTGTTGAGTGCGTTCTCTTTGTTAGTAAAATTACCTTTATAATACCATCCCTTCCCCTCCTTGTTTTTCAGACCCCTAGGCATATATTCAGTGCTCCATTTATAATCATAAGGAGGTTCAAGACTACCATCTTCAGACCATGAATGATTGTTACGGTCTGGATGCATAGACTCTAATATATTTTCATCTAGTTCTTGATATCCCACTACATATTACCCCCAAAGACAGACTTCTGAAGTGCAAACCACTCCTCATTGTCATGCAAACCATCAAGATCATTGTTATATAATCTCTTTCTATTAGATGATGGAAACTTTAGTTTGTTATCTCTATAATATTCATCACCATTCTGTTCATATATCCACTGTTTGAGTGGCATCTTATACTCCTTTGGTTTCTGCCAAGAACTGTTCTCATCTTGATTAGTATGTCCATATCTATTCCAGTTAGGTGTATCAAAGAAGTGGAAGCAATTATTATATGGAGCAAACGGTGCTACAGCACCATAGTATCTGATGCTACGGACTGCTGCTGTTTGATATTTGAACATATAACTTCCTGCCCACATCCATTGCTTTAGACTAGCACCTTCTTTGTTCAAGGCATAGTGCATAGTGTCATAAGTCAGTTCATCTATCCTCTCAGGTATACTCTCCCTGTAATCTCTGTCCCATTTGTCTGGTGGAAAAGCAAATATCTTACCTGTACCAAATATTTGATCACCAATCTCACCTGTTACAAATATATTGTCCTCGTTTATGTAAGGTTCTACTCCCTTCCTTACACTCATCCCTGCTTCATAGGGTGCACAGTCTTGAGTATTGTCATGGTGGTGCATGATAACATTCATATTGACATACTCACCTAGTTTACTGAATATGAATGGTGCTTCCTTCTCTACCTGAGGGTCACAGTGTACATTTATGGTAAGACCTGTGTTGTGTAAGGCATAGAATACAGTAGTACTATCAATACCACCAGACCACAAGAGATTTATCGTTCTACCGTCAGCATATTGGACACATAGATCTGCTGCATCTCTACAGCAATCATCTATAGTCATATCAGTGTGAAAATTATTGTCTACAAAATCTGGTAGTGGTGATATAACTGTGTAATTTCTTTTTGTTGGTAATAATCCTGCTCTACATATACATCTCATGCCCATCCATCTGTTCAATTCATTCTCTTCTTTCAGAAAGAACATTTGATACCTAGGAGTATCAAAATACTTTGCACTAGAGAGATATTGAGATGGCCACTCAAGAAATTGCATTATAAAAGGATCCCATGTAGTATATAGACACAAAAAAAGGGAGTCCGAAGACTCCCCATAATTCCATGCACTGTGGAATTTACTTTGTTTCTTTTATAGAATCCACAAGTCCCTCTGGGAACATGTGTGCATACTTGTCATAGATGTATGCTGTCTTTTCTTTGAATCTAGACTTCTCTTCGTCGCTCATAGTGACAACGTTGATGTTCTCATCGGCACATGCAGACTTGACTAAGTCAATGTCTTCCACAGACCAAACTCTTTCTGCTCTAGCAGCATCGAATGATGCGTCTTGGATCTTATCTTGAAGATCTTTGTCTAAAGAGTTCCAGAACCCTTCACTTACAATGATTGATGTAAGGAATAGACTGTGTGATGTGTCGTTGATTGTATTCATACACTCATTCTGCTTCAATCCAAAGAAGCGAGGGTATGTTGACTCTCCACCAACGATAATTCCAGACTGAACTCCTTCGTTGATCTGCTCTAATTCGATTGGAACTGTCTTAGCACCAACGCATTCTAGAGTTTCAATAGCGATAGGAGATTTGTTACAACGTAACTCAAGTCCTTCAAAGTCTTCGATCTTATGTATTTCTGCGTTTGCAGGGATGTTTCTGTATCCGCCTGAGTATGTGAACGCTAAACCTTTTACTCCGCCCTTTTCACCTTTAGCAGGATCTGCTAAACCATCAAGTAGTGACTTACCAATAGGACCTTCAAAGACATGACTTGCGTGATCATGATCACGGAACAAGAATGGCATATCTAATGCCCAGAAATCTTTGTTGTGCTTACGACCTAATGTTGAGGTATACATCTGGGAGACCTCAATCTTCCCTTCTGCCATTAGTTCGAGTAAGTCGTGCTTAGTAATTGACTCACCGTTATTATACTTCTCAGCGTACTCAGAGAGTGTGAGAATTTCGATGTTTAAAGCACCTGGTGCGATTGCTTCCATAGATGCCTTGAACTTTCTCGCAGCTCTTAGAAACAATTCAATTGGTTCGTGTGCTAGAACCCATCTAATTGTTTTCATAAATTACCCCTTAGGAATAGTTTTACTAATAGTATTTATTAGATGTAAACTTTCTCTGTAGCAGAAGTTGTTCTACGCTGCCAGTCGTTTCTGTTCCAGAGACGCTCATGTAGAATATAAAGTGTGGAGTTTATGACAAGTGCCATAAGTCCGATTGTAAGACCTTTCCAAGGATCACCCGAAACGATCCAACCGATTACACTGTTAGTAACCATCATCCAGCTACGCCATGTAACTGCTTTAGTAATGGTGCGAGGAAAACGCTCGAACCACTTAGGATTAACAAAAGACATAATGTTTTTTGATTATAAAGTTGTTGAACGACGATCTTTTTTGAGACAGGCAGCATCACTCCTCGTACGTTTATATATAAACCTTCCAGTGTTTCACTATTGGATGTTCTGATTCACTCAACTCATGATTCTTTGGTCTCTGATGTAGGAGTGCTATTGCTTTGTTCTGTCTCAAAATAAAACTATTCAATTGATTTGGTTTCTCTCCATCCCTGTAGGAATATATGCAGTGCGGTAGTTGTTCTCTCTTGATTTTTTCGTTGTGATAAAAATCATCCGTTCCTGCATATTTAGACACATAATGTTTTGCGTTTTGCATAAAATACTCATAGATTGACGTAGCGTCTTTCCAAACTATAACACTTGAGTTGAATAAACTCTTGTGTGGGTACTTCATTTTGAAGGGAACTCCCTTCCATGTACTGTATACTAATGCAAAGTTACTATCAAAGTCAAGTACTTGTGAGATATTTCCGTGAATGATAACATCTAGGTCAAAAAAGATCTTTCTGCTATACTGTTCTAACTCAGGACGAACGAAGAGTACTATCTTCCACCACGCTGCCCACCAGTTATCCCATGATTGATACTCACTAGCGTCTATCTCTACAACATTTACCTTAGGATCAATCCCCTCTGGATTATCCGTAAAGCAATAAAAATCTGCATCAGACTGGCGACTTATCATACCATAAAGATTATTCACATATGAATGGTCAAATTTGTCGCCTATCTTAAGACAAGTTATACAATAACTAGAGGTCACCTTCCTTTCTGTTCTCCGAATAGTACTCTTGGAACATACCGTTAGGGTATCTCTTAGATAACTTATCAATATTCATGTCAGTTATCTCCTCAAGAGGTACATCTAATGCCATGCAGCACTGTGCAACATACCACATGATATCTCCTAGTTCTATCTTGAGATGATGTATATTTGCCTCATCCCATGGTTTGCCTTGGAAGATCATCTTCTTTACTATCTCTAAAAACTCTCCACCTTCAGAACATACACCTACTGCTCCTGTCAAAAGACGATGCATTTCAGTGTTCTGCTCCTTCAGGTCTTGTATACGGTTCATGAATGCTACAGCATCTTTAGATTCGTCACTCGTAACTTGATTTACGAAACGAACATACTTATCAAAATTTGAAGTCATCGAATTTGGATTTGGATTGTGATTGTTCTTTTTTTACATGTTGCACAACTTCTACGTCTTCAACAATATCTTGTTGTGCTCCCTGTTCTACATCATACAGTCGCATCTTTGCTCTGTCAATGCCTACGACAAATCTTTTGTTGATTGTCGGATCATTGTATCTATTCTTCAACTGTTTGACCATTATTTGATTAAGTCCCTCCAACTCTTCTGTGCTAATAAGAGCAAACATAAGATCAGCAGTGGCAGGGAGACCAAAAGATTCACTTGTGTCAGTAAGATTAGGGTCTGAACTAGCAAAACCAGACCTAGTAGTTTGCGTAGCTGAGACAATTGGAAGACTAAATTCAACAGCAAGTCCTCGTAGTTCTTCTGCGATTGCTTTGACATATGAATAGGAATTTACGTTGACTGCACTCCTATAACGTGATGAAGCACAGATGTTTAGGTAATCTACAAATATTATATCAGGAGAGAAAGATTTTTTCAACTTCAACTCCTGCAATAGTGACTTGAAGTGTCCACAATGTGCTGATGCAGTAGGATATTCCTTGACAATCAACTTACCCTCTGTCTTCTTAGATAGATTTGTTATCTTTTTGTTGAATATTTTCTCAGGTAGTTCTGCAATATCTTTTATATTTGTGTCCAGTAAGTTTGCATCTATCCTCTCTGCAATCTTCTCCTCTGCCATCTCAAGAGTGATATACAGGACATTTTTACCCTGTACAAGACATGAACTAGCAACATGGCACATGAATAAAGACTTACCAACGCCAGTACCAGCGAGAGCGATATTGAGAGTCTTATCAGA